CCTAAAAATTCCTATTTGTTCTAAACAAAAAAAGTCAGATAATTGCGTATAATTTAATTGTTGAAAATCAATTATTTCACTGTTCTTTGGAGATATCTTAAATATATTAATTATCGAATAGTCTTGACCCAATCCTTCAGATATATCAACCGATATAACCCCTTTAATTGAATTTCTCATTAGTGGATTAAAAACATCATCATCATCAATCCACTTTAAATCACTATAAGAAAACTTTAACTTCTTTGAAAATTCCAATATTTCTTCATATACATAATTCTTCTTATTATTCAATAATTGATCTATTAAACTCTCACTTAATAAAGATCTTGTGGCATTAACGAATCTAAGGCCGTATTCTTGATTAAAAGCATCTTCTCCACCAATATCTTTAATAGCTTCTTCTTTCCAAGTTGTGACTTCAGCAACACTAAATATTGGTATTTCTAGTCCATCATCTTTTTTAATTTGGAAAGATTTTACAAGTGTATCTGGACAAACATCATTATTATAGATGTAAATTACATCTTTCATTAAGTCAGAGTTATACCTCATCTCTACTTTTGTAATATCACCAAATTCAGCAAAAACTTGTTCGAAGATTAATTCTTTAGTTACTTTCTGGTCATACATTCTGTGATTATTCAATCTAAAGAAGGTAACAAATCTACCAGGAACTTGATACCAATAAACCCTCATTGGTTTATAGTTGTTCTTTAAAGCATCACCTTCTGGTCTTTCAGCGTCTGTTAATAATCTATAAAAAAGATTCATACCATTTGGGGTAGAAGTAATAACGATCTTGGAATTCTCAATAGCCGAAACGGTTGGAAAAGCAGCTGTATAGTATGGTTCGATGATATTACTTGGAATATGAGCGAACTCATCGAGATACAAAAAGTCAATAGTGAAACCGATGGCTGGTGTTTTGCTTCTAGCTGCTGATTTTATACGACAACCGTTTTCAAAAATCATAGATTGTTGATTCCAGTTTTTGATAGCAGACTTCAAGAAAAATGGTAGCTGTATATAGATATTTTTAATTTTATCAATAATTTCGACGGTCGTTCCTCTAACATTAGCAACAATCATAATGTTTTTATCATTATTGAATGTTATAAAATGTAGCATAGCGATCGCAGCATTGATAGTTTTACCAATCTGCCTTGACCCACAAAGAATACTAAATCGATTTTTTGTATAAAGATCTAAAATATCTCTTTGATAATCTCTAAGTTTGATATTTTGAACCGAACCATCCTCTGTTTTTATTCTACAATATTTTTCAGCAAAGTATTGTATATCTATTTTACACCTAATGTATTCTTGTATTTCATCTTCAGTCATCATAAATGTTAGACCGGCTCTTCTAACACCTACTTCATTCTTGAACCAAGGATTTTGAAATCTTTTTACAACAACACCATCGTTAATTTTTTCTGTTACTTCATCAACGATTTTACTAGTAAATACAAATTTTTTTTCTTCTGTTGGTTTCTTTGCAACCGCCATAAGGAATATTAATTTTCCAATATATATAAGAAATATATTGTTCCTATGAGCAAGAAAGAAGATAAAATAAATGATCTTCAGAATGAGTTTAATCGTATTCAAGAAGATAATAAAGAACTTGATGTTAGTAAATATCTAGCTAAAAGAGAAGATCTACCGGATCTTGGAGAAATTCAAATTTATGACTATGATGCTGACTTAGAAGACTCAAAAAATCAAGCAACTGAAGTATTAGAGTCATTAGTCGACTTGTATTTAGGCGATAATCCTCAAATCGCACACCATGATTATATAATTAAGAAGATGAAAGAAGATGCTCAAGTTTATGCAGACACTATTTTTCTTCAGAAGATGACAAGAAAAAACTTTCTTACACAATTAAGACAAGTTGATAATGGCGACACATCAGCTAGAATGCACGAAGTTATTAATCAGTCAATTTCACAGATTCGAGATAATATTAAGTTCTCACAAAGCCAGAGAACAGAACTTGAGAAATTCTATAAAGAAATGAGAATAGATTTAGGTCTGAATGAAATGTCAGAGTCAATGGAACAAAAGAATTTAGAACAACAAATAGAAGATAATACTAAGGAAGATGGTAAAATTGTGGATTAATTAATGTTGATAAACTCAAAATAATCTTTTTATTATCAATTTTATTCACTTCGTTATCATTTACTCTATTTAGATAAAGTGTTGGTCTGAAATCTTTTACATCTTCTTTAATAACATTAGCCAGACCTTTATCTGTATTTGACAATACAAAACTCAACAACTCATTTATTTTATCAGAAATCTTTAGAGTATTAATATTTGAATCATAATAGTGTATCTTGTTATACTTAGTTATCTCTTCATCTATGAATTTATCACCTTCTGTTTTGTAACCAAGTAGGTGTTGTAATAGTAGTCTCATTTTTTTAAACTCAATATTATCTTCTTTTTGATTATAGAATGTTTCGGAAATGAAATAATAATTTTTGATTTTAAGACCTGTCTTCAAAAACTCTTTTTCAATTTTATCAGTTATATTTTGATAATTTTTCTTAGTCTGTTTTGAACAGATAATATAAATATCATCTTCTGTGTTTTTTAACTTTGAAATTAGAAAACTATTCACTTCGAAATCTAAACTATCAATGATTGACTTATTTAGAAACTCTTGAAGACTAATTGCTAAATTACCAAAATCAATTTTAGAAATTTTTGCTTTTATTTTAAGCTTATTAATCAGTTCACTTGGTAACCAATAGGTGACACCATTAAACTCAATTTTGTTATTCTGAGAACGATATATACCACTTTTTATTAGGTTAAAGTCCGACTTTGATAACTTTAACAATGGTATATTTGGAGAGTTTTTATCAACAATCCAAGCCTTGTTTTCAATTTTTACAAGTGCGTCTAAATCTATGAATACTGAATTTACCATTTCTTATTTTGATCTATTGCTCTATTTACATTTATCGATATTTGGTGTGGATGATTATCAAATCTACTACCCTCATAAGTTTTTTCGACCCAGGTCACTCCATTTGATGTCTCAGTCTCAAGACTACAACACTTATAACAGATTTTTGAGTGATTAGTATCTTCTGAACTAACTTCAAAAGGCGCTTTACACCAAGGATTTGAACATATCGCTCTTAATGTTTTCATACTTTATATATTAAAATAAAAACCCACCAAGTTGGTGGGTTGTCTCTTACTTTACAAATCCTCTTTTAAGAGCAAATTCATATAAAACTGGTAAATTTAAGTATTTCATAAATCCACTTCTTATATCATCGAGAGTTTGTGATTTTTTAAGTATTGAAATTACCATAAATCCAAATTCTTCTTGATAATCTAAATCACATTGCATCCAATTTAAACTATAATTTTTACCACTAATCCACTCAGTATCTCCACCAGATAACCAATATAATGCTCTTTTGGGTTCAACTGTTTCTAGATTTATATTAATTTTCTGAGACCAAATTTCTTTTTCAATATTATTAGTTCTCATCATAATTGCAACTGCTTCTGCAATGTCTGTTGTAATTTCACTGCCTATTTCGAAGAACAAATGATTATTTGCTTCTTCTGTGATTTTAAATCTCAAATTTTCTGATAATAATTTGGATTTTGTGAAACGCTTTCTTCCCATAAAGAAAAAAATTATTTTTTATACCGAAATCAAATTCAAACCACTAATAAAATTGCCATTAAACTTCCCACCTTCTAAAATTCCATTCTCAAATGTGCCATAAAATTGACCATCCTTAAAGATACCATAATGCCAATTACCAAAAAAGTAGCCATTTTTCCATATTAAAGTATGATTTTTGATTTCGATTTCTGCATTTTCGATTTCAGAATCGATCAACCAATTCAGGTTCTCTTTCTCTAAAATATCATTGATTAATAAATTATTTGTTATTTTTCTGCCATTGTAGACAAGTTCTAAGAATCTCATAATTAAAAAATTAATTTACAAGATTATATATTACATAAATTTCACTATAAAATTATCGTTGGTGAAAATTTCAAAATTTTTTAAGATTTAAAATAAAAAAAACCACCAAAGCCTTGGTGGTCATATAAAAAATATTTTTTACTTAGAAGACTCTTCTAAAAACTTTAACTCTCTTGGAGTTAAAGATTCCATACCAGACTCATTAATTTTATCTAAAAGTGAATCTAAATTCAATGTAGTTCTTGGTTTTTTAACCTTTTTCTTTTTGATTGGTTTTTGATCAGCCAAGATGTTTGTAACTTGCATCGGAGTAGTCCAGTCTAATGTTTTTTCATTAAAGTAGAAAATTGGAAAAAATGTGACAGAATCAACACAGATGAAGATGTATCCTTCTTTCTTCAACTCGAACATTTCTTCTCCTGTCCACACTTGTTGCATACCATGATCATTAATAATTCTCTGAATTTCTTCAGATTTACTATAAGGTCTCAAATCAAATTTGATTAGATTAAAAGAGAAGATATTGTTTTCGTTCATAGTTTTACTGTTATTGATACTACAAATATAAGGTAAAATTATTGATTTTCCTAATATTTTTGACTTTTTTTATCGTCTAAAACACTGTCTCAATCAATGATATGCTAATATAATTAAAAAATAATAAACCACCAAATATTTTTTCTATTATTTTGTGATATTAGACTTTTAATATATAATCAAAATATTAGGCTATTTTTATGCGATATCTCAAGCACAGACAAGAATTTTTAATCAAAGAAACAAGAACTGAATTTAATCAAAAGGACTTCGAATCTTCTTTATTAATAAAGGAAGCTTTTGAAAATGATATAACCTGGGGAGGATCTCTATTAGGTAGATTAATCAATTCAACAATCAGAAAAGGTAAAATTTATTTTCAAGCTGCTAGAATTGGTTCTTTAGTAAAAGATGTTGAAAATGAATTAAATAATTTAATAGCCGCTTCTGCATTTGGTGAAAATACTAAAAAAGAAATAGAAAAAATAAAAGTAAAATTTCTTATAACAGAGGTTTATAAAGAATCTACTTCAAACAAAGAGATTGATGAAAAATTGACAATATTATTAGGTGATAAATCTGATGATTCTGGTCTTATCTCAACAACAATCAAAGATGTTGAGAAAGTAGATAAAAAAGACTTACCTAATAAAGATTTATTAGTAAAAAAACTTGAAGATTATAGAAAAGCTTTATTGGAAATCGATTTTGAACCAAAAGAATCGGAAGAAGAAAAACAAGAAGAAACAAGCTCAAATAAAGAGTTCTATGAAACTACAATTGATCTTTTAGAATCCATATTAGACTTGAATGAAATCATTTCAAAAAAGAAGATTACTTCAGAGAAATCAATCGAAGTAGGTAAAGAATATACACACAAATCAAAAGATGGCAAAAAAACTACTGTTTTAGTCATTTCTCTGGAACATGCTGTGAAGAGAGGAATTGACAAAAAGTTCTTAACTAAAGATGATGTTGTTCAATCAGGTACAATCAAACCCAATGTTTTTGTTATTTTTAGGGATGAGAAGACTAAATCATATCTACCAAACTCAGCACCGATGAGTGTTCGTAGAGATTCTCTCACACCTATACTAAACTCAGATACAAAGAAAGGACCCGATGGCAGACCTTTACAAGTTACAACACTCAAAGCTGGTGAAAAAGTCGCAGAATCTTTATTTTATGAAAATGAATCTCTTCCAATATTTGAAGAAGCAGAATTGAAGTTAGCGGAGTCAAATGCGAGAGCAGCTTGGAATAAAGTATTAAACTCGTGGTCTAAATCTGGCATTATAAAAACATTACCAAGAATTCAAGAATTGCTTACTAAATCAAAAACAAACAATGCAATCATTGTAGATACTATCACAAAAATAGGTAGAGAAGTCGTAATGAATGAAGCAACTGTTGGTAAGCCAATTTCTTTTGAAGAACTAATTAAAGAAGCTGAACAATCTATTTCATATAGTGATATTTCGAAGTCAATTTCACTAATAGCTAGAATAATTCTTGCATTTAGAGAAGATATGGGACTAGTTAACGCACTTACTGATGCAAAAGAATGTCTTAATAAGTTCATAAAATCTTTTAATCAACTTAAAAAGCTTTATCCTTCTCTTAAAAAGGAGAAAAAAGAAGATAAAGAAGAAAAGAACGAATCATTTATACATAACTATTTTTCTTTTGTAAATGAAGCAGATGATATTGAAATGGAAACTGATGAAGATACTGACAAAGATGAACAAGCCTCGAAGTCTGATCAGGAACTGATAAATGATAAAATATCAACTATTTGGTTTGAATTCTTCAAAAAGGGAGAAGAAGATGAATGGAAAATCGACGAAAAAGAAGCTAAAAAACTCCAAGAAGATACAGATAAAGAGTTAGAAGAAAAAGAAATAGAGATTGACGCTGAATCTTTCAAAGACAACATCATTAGAATCGTGAATATCTTTGGCAGAGCATATAAAATGTATGCAACTGAGGTCATACCCTCTGGTAGACCAAACGGCGTGATTTCTCAGAAAACATTTAGAGAGTACACATATATCGGAAAAGGTGAATATCCATCTTGGTCAAAAGATGCCGGTCCATCAGTTGGACCCTGGGCAGCTAATGTTCCATTTGAAAAATGGGAAGATGGTATTATGAAACTATTAGAAGATACAAAGTACAGAAAAATATTAGCAAATGCGAAATTCAAAAATAGAGGACCTAATCAAAAAGCTGGCTCAGGTAGGACTTTATTTACTTTTATTAATGATATGTTAGGATCTGGTGGTAAAGATAGAGATTTCAGATCTAAGAGACATAGATTACTGACTGATTATTTTGGGGGAAATAGTGACATAGAAAAAACATCTGATACACCAGAACCAGGTCCAGGAAAAATAAAGAAAGATGACATGGGTAGTGAAAAGCAATTAGTGTTCTCACTTTATAGCCAACTTGGAAGAGGAGCTGATATAGTGACAAGTCTTTTCGGTAAGGATGATAAGTACGGTAGAGAATTTTTCAAAATTACTTATAAGGAAGATAAAGTTACCAAATATTTGATTGGATTTATACAAGGTCAAATTAATGGAACTAGAGATAAAGGAATTGTTATTAAGTTTCATAAATATGAAAAAACTCCAAAACAATCAATCTTTAGTACTTACTTGAAAAATAAACTTGATTCAAAAGAGTTGGAGTTACCAAAAAATCTATCTTTTGTACCTAATGAACCTTTATTCGTAGCAGTAATCAACATAAATAAATATCCTAAATTGTCAAAAGACAGAGTTATTGAGATGAAAGTCGCTGAAGTTACATCTAATAACACTTTTAGTAATATACAAGATCTAAAAATGAACTTTCAAAAAATAGAAGCTCTTTCTAAGAACAATGTTCAAGAGGGTAAGTTAGAGACTATAAAAGTGATTGATCCAGATGATAGACCTAAATATGATATTCTAGGATTGGATAAAATGAGGTCTAAAATGAATGATTTTGACATAATTTAATATGATTAAGTACTTTCAAGAATTTATTTTAGAATTATACAATGCTGATAAAACCGATCCACCTCAGATCGCATCGGACATGAATAGATATAATGAGCTTGAAAATCAAATCAAAGATTTTGACAGACTTAAAGTTACAGTAAATAACATTTATATGACTTATAAAGATGAAAAAGACTTAATCGATAAATTAGCTGCTCAAAAAATAATTGATAAAACTGATAATAAAAAGAAATTGAAATTTCATAACCCAGTTTTAGCGATTTGGGCACAATCTTGTGATAAAAGAAGAGATTTGAAGAATCTACAGGATCAGATTAAAGACTGGAAAACAGATATCAGTGACGAACAATCCAATATAAAAGCAAATCCAAGTTCAAAGGATTCTCTTTCAGCTAATATCAAACTTACTGAGGATAAGATTCGTCAAAAAACACAGGATATTTCTAAACTTCAAATGGAAATAGTCAACTTAGAAAAAATAGCCAAGGATAAACTAAAGGTCTTCAAAGATGATTTAATGGCTAGTAAGAAGAGAATTGATCTTTATCGTTTTAATAAGTTCACCAAAAAGTGAAAAAATATATTTTTTTCTTTTTATATATACATTAAATAAAAATTAATGAACTATTATGGCAATTCAAATTGGTAAGTATAAAAGACCAGGTATCTTCATAGAAGAATTTGATAATTCAGTTATTGTCAGCCCAACCGTAACTGGTGTAAGCTCATTGGTAGTTGGTTTCTCAAAAAAAGGACCAGCTAATACACCTGTTTTCTTACAGACTACACAGGATTTAGAAAGTATATTTGGACCACTAGACAGAAATTTAGAAAGAAAGGGTTCTTTCTTTCATAGAACTGTTAGCAAAATGCTAGAGTCGAGTCCAGTATTCGCAATGAATCTATTATCTACATCGGATACTTTAGACCTTATAGAATATAAGTCAGTATCAACATCTACTGATAAAACAAATGATGTTGTAAGAGAGGGTGCATATAGAAGATTTTTCGACACAACTGGTTTCTGGAAAAGAGATACTGATTCTTTCATTAATCTTACAAGTGACGACTTAGGAGCGGCAGACAGATTGTTGTCTTTCACTAATATGTCAGATAAATACATTACAATTTTTGTATTTAAGTCAAGATTAAGTGGTTTCAACAGAACATTACTAGAGTGGTATGGTTCAGCTGATAAAGTTCCATCTTATGTTAACCAATTGGATTATGCTTCAGACTATTTAGTAGATGTTTTAGTAGTTGGTGGTGATTGGTCAAATTACCAACAATTAGCAGTTGATACCAAATGGTCTGCCTATTTTACTAGCCAAGGTCTTATGAAAGATCAAGTTCAAAATTTTGCAAATGATAGAAATGTTAATTTGTTACAGTACTATGAAGGCCTTTCTTTGATTCCATTTTTCAGAGATTCAAACGGTAGAAATATATTTATTGAGACAATCATAAATAATGATACAGATAGAACTGGTCTATTTTGTGCATTTGATATGGATAAGTTTGAGAAAGACTTCCCAACTGGAATGGTTGACCTTATAGGTAACAACTTAGTTGTCTCTGAGGGTCTTGTTAACAATGGTCAAGTTGAAATAGATTTCCTATCATATAATGTATCAATCATTGAAAGCCTAGATTACATAGCAACGCCATTAGACATAGCGGGTGGATCAGACGGACAAAACTTAGTCGCAATGGGTCCATCAGTTTCACTAGCTCGTTCAACTTGGGGTGGAGTTAACAGAACAGCACATTTCTCAGAAGAATATATCAATGGTGTTACTTATGAAACAGCTTTAGAATCACTTGGTGGTTCACAATCACTTCAAATTGGATACACTCTTACAAATCCATCATTGGGTTCATTAACTGCTTCAGAGGCTTATATTGTAACTGCTGGTAATAAAGTGTTAGTGAATTCTGGGACTGCTGGTTCATTTACTTACTCTATTCTAGCAACTAACTACACAGTTAGTTCACAAACCGCTTCTTACACTTCAGTGGTACATATTAATTCTTCAACTGGAGAAATTACTTTGACTAATGGAACCGTTGATGGAATTAACCCAACAATACCATCAAGTGACATTGTTTTAACTTACATTGACTTTCAAGTTGCAAATGGTCAGATTTTACAGACTGTTGGTAACACTCCAACGGTGACTGAAATAGGTGTTAATGAACTTACAGATCCGTCTCCAATTACTTTCTTATTCGGAGGTACTTCATCTGGAATTCCGGTAGAAAGTAACTTTGTGTTGAATCTTAATGGTTCTCAGATTCTTTCAACAACAGCAAGTTCAGATGTACTAGATACATTCTTGAACTCTGTTTATTTAGACTTTGTTGTGGCAAGCGTAACTGGTTATTCAGCAACAGTTTCAACACTAGGTCTTACCACATCATTTATAATAACACCTGATGCAGGTTCAGGAGCACTATACAACGGTGATGTATTTACTAACACACTTCTTGCTGGTTCCGCAAGTATTACTGTAAATACAAACTCACTTACTATATCCGGAGGTGTTGATGGTGGTTTCAATGAACTTGACTTTGGTGTCGATTATGATGTTACTGAATTATCAGCAGGTAAAATCAGAGTAGAGTTCTTAGGGACTTCTGGTACAGACACAACAAACAATTACGAGAAACACAGAAAGATTAGATTATTTAATTTCTTCTCTAGTATGTTAGAGAATAATCTATCTCAGATGACTATGTTGAAAGATTTAGTTACCTTAGAAAAATTCCCACTAGCAAATGCGACACTTAGTAATGTTGTCGTATCAACAACTGCTAACAAGTCTTTTGATTTAGATTTAGGTTTGTCATCAACTCCATCTGATATATTAGCTGGTAACTTAGTTTTCTATAAAATTGATAATGAGTTAGTCTTAGGACCAAACGGAGTAACGACCACAACAGTCAAAGGAAGTCCAACTGCTTCTGGTGTTGTGGGTAAGTTTGCAGATTTATATAACAACTTCTACAATGGTCAAATTAATACTGGTGACTATTTTTATGATAATCTAATTGAGTCATCTTATCCACAATCACCTATCAGAGTAGTTTTTCAAAATGAAGGCACTTACAGTTATGTGGTCTTCAGTCAAACTAATGGTTGGAATGTTTTAGGAAATGAACAAATTAGCATTCCAGATTCTACACTAAACACTGGTACAATAACTCTTGATGGAGATACTAACTATTATAACACTTTAGTTGACCCACTAACGGGCAGTAATTACACAGCTGGGTATGAAGCATATAGAGTTACTACAAATGTAGTAGATGAGGATATCACTTCTACACCTTTTGTTTATGATGCTACTACTAAAGTTTATTTACAAATGTACTTAGATAGTTCAAACAATTTGACTGTTAAGTTTGTAGATTCTTTATTAACATCAACTGAACCAATTGATGTAACAAAAAATAACATATTTAATGTTATAACTAACAAGTCAAATTACAAACAAACTATTGAAATCGAAGTACCAGCTGGTTACACTCCAATTGTTAATAAGATCTTAGTAAATGGTTCAAGATACACTGAAGTAAAAGTTGGTGATTTCTTAGAGGCTTATGTAGATCCTAATGTTCCAGTAAATGTAGGTGAGATGACAAGAAATCTAACTAGAATTATCAGTAAGAGAGTTTACGCACCTGATACAACCTTAGTTGAAATCACTTGTGATTCAGCTATCGAAAAATACGCGGTAACAAATGGTAACTCGGTAGATTATCAGACAATTAGATATACATCAATGGATGATTATGTTTCTACTTATAAGGCTATTCCACTAAAAGGATTCAGAGTAAGAGAAGCTTCAATGCCAGATGGTACTGAAACAAGACAAAGCACTATTTTAAACTTGATTGCAAAGGGAACACCATTGTTCAAGGCACTTACAAATAAAGAAGCTATCGACTTTAGATATGTTGTAGATGCATTTGGATTAGGTTTAACTGAGAGATCAAAACAGCAATTGGTTGATGTTTGTGGAGATAGATTAGATTGCTTAGGATTCATAAATATGCCTTCAATGAAGTCATTTAGGAACTCTACATCACCTACATTTGTTAATAACGAAGGAGTCTTACAAACATCCTTTATTGCAACAGGCGGTGACTTAGAATCTAGTCCAGCATTCTTATACTCATTCGGCGACGGAAGGGGTGCAAGTTGTGTTGGTTATTTTCTTCCTTATGTCACAGTTAATGATAACGGTAGACCAGCTGATGTACCACCAGCAATGTATGTAGCTACTACATATATGAGAAAACAGAATACAAATGTTACTTCAATTGTTCCTTGGACAATTGCAGCGGGTGTTACTAACGGTAGAGTTACAAATATCGCAGGAATCGAAATGAATTATACTCCTGAGGATATCGAAAACTTGAACGGAGCTCAAATGAATCCTATTGTATTCAAGAGAAATAGAGGATTTGTAATTGAAACAGAAAATACAGGTCAAACTCTTTACAAATCAGCACTTTCTTACTTACATGTTAGAGAGGTCTTGATTGAATTAGAAAGAGAACTTTCAGCAATGTTACTTGAATTCCAATGGAAGTTTAATACAGCTGAAATAAGAGCTGAAATAAAACTAAGAGCTGATGTAATCTGTGAAAAGTATGTTAATAAGAACGGTCTTTATAACTACTTCAACAAATGTGATGAAGAAAATAACACACCAACTATAATAGATAACCAAATTGGTGTTCTTGACACATATGTTGAACCTATTAAGGGTATGGGAGTTATTGTAAACAACATCACAATTCTCAGAACAGGAGCAATTTCTGCAGGTGGATTTATAAATCAATAAATTCAACTAAAATAATATTAAAACCCTCATTTATTGAGGGTTTTTTATTAAACATAATTAGGTGTCTTTAATATATATGTTAAATTAATATGTTTTTATGAATTTAGAAATATTCACAGACTCGGATCCATCTGGTAGATTTTCAAAAGAATCTTTTTTGTCTAAAAATTATCCAGAAGAGTATGAATACATTATTGAATACTGCTCTAAATATAATATTGTTGAATTACCATTTAAGGAAAAAGTTTATCTGTGTTTAAATAGTTTAGTAGAGATACCAAAATGTCAGCATCCTGCGTGTGATAAAAAGGTAAAATATAAAAATTCAAATATTGGATTTTTAAAGTATTGCTCAAATAAGTGTATGTCGTCAGATCCATCCATAATTGAATTAAAGAAAAGTAAATCATTAGAAAAATATGGAACTACTAGTCCCAGTAAATCTGACATAATAAAAAATAAAATCAAAGAAACTAATAATAAAAAATATGGTGGTAACTCACCTATGTCATCTAGTGAAATTAAAGATAAATCAAAAACAACATTACATAAAAATTGGAAAGTTGATAACCCATCAAAATCTAAAGAAATTCTAGATAAAAGAGTCAAGTCTTTCAAATTGAACATTCAGTCTTTCAAAGAGTCATATAAGAATACATCAATCGAAAAATACGGAGTTGAACATCCTTGGATGAACAAAAATATTCATGATAAAACAATTGAACACTTCTATAAGAATTACAAAGAAAGAATATCAAATGCTTTATCATCTGATTACGAATTTGTTTCTTTTGAAAAGAAAATATCGACAAATCTTATTTTCTACTGTAAAAAATGTCTTAAAAAATTTGACATACTTCCTTATCAATTTTATTTTCGAATAAATAACTCTACGCCAATTTGCACGAATTGTTTTCCTATATCTCAAAGTTCTTCAATTGGGCAAATCGAACTTTATAACTTCATAAAGGAAAATTATAATGGTGAAATCATAGAAAACTGTAAACAAACTATAAAACCTTTTGAAATAGACATATATTTACCGGAATTAAAAATAGGATTTGAATTCAATGGTGTTTTCTGGCATTCTGATAAATTTAAGGAGATTAATTATCATTTGAAGAAAAGTCAACTATCTGAGGAGAACAAAATCAAACTTTACACAATCTGGGAGGATGATTGGGTTACTAAGAGAGATTTGTGCAAATCATTCATTCTACACAAAATAAAAAAGTCTAATAGTATAGGAGCAAGAAAAACAATCATTAAAGAAGTAAGTTACAATGATTCCAAAAATTTCTTAGATGAGAATCATTTACAAGGTGATTGTAAGTCATCAGTTAGAATTGGATTATTTTATCAAAATGAATTAATTAGTCTAATGACTTTCTCAAGACTAAGAGTACCACTTGGCGGAGTCAACAAAAAGGATTTCTGGGAACTTACTAGATTTTGTAACAAGAGATACACCAATATAATTGGAGGTGCTTCAAAACTAATTAATTACTTCATCAATAAAAACAATCCAATTACTATTGAAACATACTCTGACAATCTAATATCAACAGGAGACCTGTATCAAAAATTGGGATTCAAATATAAACATACTTCAAAACCGGGATATTGGTATTTGATTAATGGAATTAGAAGTCACAGATACAACTGGAGAAAACAAAAACTTGTTAAAATGGGATTCGATCCAGATAAAACAGAAGAAGAAATAATGAGTGAACTTAACTTCCCTAAAATTTATAATGGTGGTAATAAAAAATGGGTACTAAATTACCAAAGTTGAGTAACTCATTTTAATATATAGAAGAGAAAATCTTTAATATATTAAATGACAAAAGTACTCAATAGTCTTTTCATAACTGGAACTGGATCTGATTCACAAGCACTTGGTGTTACAAGTGGATATACTTACATATATAAAAATCTATCAATTGGAGAACCTATTTACTCACAATCTGATAACCTTTATATCAAAAATGATTCAGATAAGTATGGTATTAGGGTCAGTACTGATGGTGGTAATATTTTTTTAATAAGTGGTTCTCAAACAACTTACTTTAACGACTTTCAAACATCTTCAAATATTGACTCAGTTGTCATAGGAGGCACAGACTCACAATCTTCATTCGGCACTCTGAAAATAGGAACATCAGACCATTTAATAAGAATCATTAGCGCAACTAGTCATTCTGCAATTGTTTCAAAAGGAATAATCGGATTCGGTGAGACTTTTAGTAACGACTATAATTTATATCCACTCACTTTCGAAGGTGATTTAAATAACGAAAGAACTAGATTTCTATTCAACCTAGATGAATTAAGTTTTGGAACACAAAGTAACCCTTACTTATTTAACATAAGTGCAAATGGCGACATCTCAATTGGTACAAACAGCACTCTTGGTAAATTATTTATACATTCGTCTTTAACACAATCGGAAAATATTCTATTTTTGCAAAGTGGTGATGTGATTGGAGAAACTTTTTCTAATTCATATAGATTTACTTCTGACGGTAATTTGATAATTTCAAATTATAACCCACAGAGTAAAATCGAGATCACATCTACATACTCAGGTAATTATAGTGATTTAGTTTTGATTACAAGTAATCAAGATGTTTCATCGTTCACTTTATCACAAAATGCAATAATTGGTTTAACAAATGGTATACAGATTAGTCCAAGAACTAATTCAATTAAATTAGATCCTAATGTTAAAATAAATTCTACAATAGATGATTCAATTTATTTGGACTTTGGATTCATCACACAGTCAAACGAAGAAATACTAGGTATTTTTACTCAATCTTCAAATACTTCTAAAGTTCTGATTAACCCAACTGCTGTAGTATCAACATCATCCAATACACAATTTGGACTTAATTTAACCACAAATTTGGTTTCAATCGGTGAAACACAAACAATTAGTTCACTAAGAATAAATAGCAATATTACTTCAACATATAGTGGATCTTACGCTGCTGACTTAGATATTTACTCAAATGGTAATCCAAGTCTTATTGTCTTTAACAGTGGTAATATATCAGTAGGAACAACATCTAACTCAGCTAAGTTGTTCATTTCGGGCGATACTTACTCATTCAGGTTGAATGATGGCAATCAAGGATCTGGTAAATTTTTAATATCTGATTCAAACGGATATGGTAATTGGACTACATTTAGTGCTATAGGAAATGCTACAGCCTTTGGAACACCAAGTTTTGTTGCACTATTTGAAGGAGTATCAACACTAACAGCTAGTGTAATTTATCAAGGAGTATCTGGTTCAATATTAATTGGATATACTAATTCATCACCAAACTATAAATTTGATTCTAATACTCTTAGAGTTAAAGGTGATGTATTCTTCGATAACTTCACTTTTCCTCTTTCGAGTCGAGTTTTTCAAATTAATGGATCTTATTTATTTGATGAAGTAAACGGTAATTTAGCTTTAGGATATACCGCCTTGGGTGGAAATAATAATAGTGGAACATATAACATTGGTATTGGACACAAAGCTCTCTTGAATTATACAAGTACAAGTGAAGGAAATGTAGCGATAGGATATGAATCATTAAAAGATTCCACAAGTAAGTATAACATTGGTATTGGATATCACACTCTTTGGAAAAACACAGCAGCTACACAAAGTATAGGTATTGGATGGAAAGCTCTCGAAAATGGCATGACATTTTCATTCAATAATGTTGCAATTGGATTTGAATCACTAAAGGATACTTTATCACCCACAAATATTGGTATAGGTAATAATACACTAAGATCTAATTTGACCGGTAGTCAAAGTATTGCAATCGGTTATAATAGTTTATCATCTGGTAACCCAGATAATAATATAGGAATAGGGGTAAATTCACTTAGAACAAGCTCAACACCCGATAATATTGCAATTGGTAATAATGCGCTAAGTAGTTTGACTATTGGTTCTAATAGTATTGCCATAGGTAATTCTTCACTACTTTCAGCGACAGCCGCTGATAATAATATAGCAATCGGTAATTTTTCCCAAAGATCTAACACTCTTGGTAACAGGAATATATCTATTGGACTTGACTCTCAAAGAGTAGGAACTTCAAGTAGTGATAACTTATCAATAGGTTGGAATTCTCTCTATAATAACAGAAATCCACTTGGGCAGAATGTCGCAATCGGTAATTATGCTTTATATAACCAAACAATTGGGTACTATAATGTAGGTATAGGCTACGGAGCATTATACACCAACACAAATGGCTTCGGTAATGTTGCAGTAGGTTACAACGCACTTGGAGCTGGTAGTAATTCCTTTAATGTCGCAATAGGATTCCAAGCAGCTGCTTACAATGACGGAGGTGTATACAATTTGGCACTTGGTTATAACTCACTTTTTAATAATGCTACCGGTAGTTTTAACACCTCGATTGGTGGTCAATCTATGAATAGTTTGAAATTTGGAAGTAGAAACATTGGTATTGGGTATGGGTCTATAGCTGGATTGACATCTGGAAACGACAACATCGGTATAGGTTTCAATGTTCAGAACTTTGGTATAAGATCTGACAAAAACTTAATCATATCTGGATCTGCTGGTATAGGGTTAAACTTTAACGGCCTTTACAATATTTCGAATAATACCTTTTTGGGCATCAATATACTACCAGCCTCACAGTCAAATAATAACACGATAATAGGCGGAAACCAAGATCTTAGAACATACTTAGTAAACACAGCCAGTAGTATCCTAGCAATACCTAATGCATTTGGTGTGTCACCAGGCGATCAGGGAGGCGCGGTCGGTAACCCACTGACTGGAATGGTTATGATTTCAAGTGGTGATGGGAAGAGACATTTTGTATCAGAGAACGATAGTGTTTCAATTGGTGTCGATGCTGGTCTTAATGATACCTGGCAACTTGGAAAGAATATTGCAATAGGTAGAGAATCGATGCTAAACATGAATAGTGTTTGGAGGAATCTTACTTCTACAGCATCACTTGGTGGAAATAATATCGCTATTGGATACAGAGCACTTCAACTTTCAACCGCGAGTCGATTTAATATAGCTATCGGAGATTTCGCACTTCAAAATCAAAGATTTAGTGGATCGGCAAATCCGGAGGAATATAACGTAGCAATTGGTTACGGAGCACTACAACAAAATACGACTGGTAGACAAAATGTTGTAATTGGTCATTCAGCTAACAATGCTGGTAATTCGTCAACAACCTTGGGTAATGTTGCAATTGGATATGCAGCTTTACAATTTAATAATCCAGTGGCGACCTCACAAAATACAGCAATTGGTTATCAAGCACTTAATCAAAACAGAACAGGTATACAAAACTTTGCAATAGGGTATAACTCTTCTTTTGGTGGTACTCAAGGAAGTTTCAATGTTACGATTGGAAATAGTTCAAACATGTATAGTAACGGTAGTTCTAACATATTTATTGGACACGAAAGTGGTAACCCAGTTGGTAATATAGCGACAGGATCAGACTCTACTAACTTTTTATCAAACTACAATCAAAATATTGGTATTGGTCAGTGGACACATAGATACATGGGATTCTATGACTCAAGATGGGCGGGTATAACACCATCTTCTAATAACTTGGCAATAGGTTATAGAGCATTTGAGGGAACTACAGGATCTTTTTGGTTTGGTTTGACATATACAGTTTCATCTTCATATAATGTCGCAATTGGTAATTTTGCACTACAGAATAACCAAGGAACAACATATTCAACAATAGGTTGGTCTAAGGGAGATGGAGTTTTGACTTCCTACGCATCGTTTGGAGAAAGGACTAGAGCTAAAGGTTTCAACACTTCAATTGGTTATGCGGCAATGCAAAATAATGTTACTGGATTCAGAAACACAGCAATTGGTGGTGAGGCTTTGTCATTTGGATCTCATAGTACGAACAATGTCGCTATTGGATTTAGAGCGGGTTATAACTTGGGTTCTATACGTAACTTTGATTTAAACAATTTATTTGGATCAGTAGCGAATAATACATCACAAGCAAACTTCAATGTCGCAATTGGCAACTTCACATTACACACCGCAACAATGGCTAGTAGAACTATTGCAATTGGTCATAGTGCACTTGAAAGATATTCAGGACAAGATGGTCACAATGTAGGTATCGGATGGAGATCATTACAAAATTTGACAACCGGTATAAATAACACAGCACTTGGTTCAAATGCTGGAAATGGTGTTCAAACAACGAATGGGAATGTAGCAATAGGATTAAATACTCTAAATGCTGGTAATCCCGGTAGTAACAATGTCGCGATCGGTGTTCAATCACAAGCATCTAATCTTAGTGGAGCTAATAATATAACTATAGGTGGAAACTCAGGATATTTTCTACGAGGAAGTAATAATGTCTCAATGGGATATGAAAGTTTGTTTCAAAGTCTGTCGGGTAGTTGGAATGTGGCGATTGGTGGTTATGCACTCGGTAACGCTACTAATAGTAGTTTCAATGTAGCAATAGGAGGTGAGTCTCAATATTATATGGGTATACCGCAACTTGCGGTCGTTGCAGGAACAGATACAGTCGACTGGGCAACAACTTCAACAGTTAATTTCAGAAGACCACCAAATGAAAACTTATCGATTGGATATAAATCCATGGCGATGTATAGCGTTGTCACAGCTTCGAATATAATGCCAGGATTGACACAAATACATTATCCAGCATTTCAAGTAGGTGTAGGTAATTATACATTACAATTTAATCAGGGTAGTCAATCAACAGCAGTTGGTTATCAAGCAATGGCTAACGCATTGAACTCAAGTGCAAATGTGGCTATAGGATATCAAGCTATGCAACTTGGTTCTTATAGTATTAACAATGTTGCGATTGGATGGAGAGCTGGTTATAATCTTGGATCCGCACCAAGTAGATTAAGTGGGACAAACTCAACCGGATATGCTTTTAACAATATTGCAATAGGAGGTGAGTCTCAATATTATATGGGTATACCGCAACTTGCGGTTGTTGCAGGAACAGATACAGTCGACTGGGCAACAACTTCAACAGTTAATTTCAGAAGACCACCAAATGAAAACTTATCGATTGGATATAGATCCATGCAAATGTATAGCTCAGTCACAGCTTCGGCTATAATGCCAGGATTGACACAAATACATTATCCGTCATTTCAAGTAGGTGTAGGTAACTATACATTACAATTTAATCAGGGTAGCCAGTCAGTTGCTGTTGGTTATGAAGCAATGTCTAACGCATTGAACTCAAGTGCAAATGTGGCTGTAGGATATCAAGCTATGCAACTTGGTTCTTATAGTATTAACAATGTTGCGATTGGATGGAGAGCTGGTTATAATCTTGGATCCGCACCAAGTAGATTAAGTGGGACAAACTCAACCGGATATGCTTTTAACAATATTGCAATAGGCACAAGTGCACTTCAAGCTTCGACCTACAGCGAAGATACGATAGCAATAGGCACAAGTGCTTTACTTAGAAATACAGTTGGTATTAGAAATATTGCAATTGGATCGGGCGCTCTTCAAGAAAACACTATAGGAATAGACAATATTGCCATCGGATACCAAGCACTCCGAAATAACGTCGACAATACTTCAAACTCAAACGCATCGTTTAATGTTGGGATAGGCCGAGCCGCTTTAATAGCGAATACAACCGGATATAGAAATATAGCCATCGGATATTTCGCACTTTCGATTAATAGAATAGGTGATAACAACTTAGCACTTGGACATAACACCATGTTATTAGCGACCGGTTCGTATAATGTTGGTGTTGGTGCGGAATCACTTAAAAGTTTGGGTAAAGGAACAAGAAATACAGCTATTGGTTTTATGGCAGGAGCCAGTGCTGGTGGTGCAATTTCATCCTCAATATCACCTGATTGGACGGATACCGATAATACCTATATAGGAGCTATCTCAGGTGCTGGTTTAGCTTCCGGTAGTTTCAATACTCTTATTGGAGGTAATATCGGTATTGGTGTACCCGTTGGTATGACATTTGGATCAAACAATACCTACATTGGATTTGGAATAACAACATCAGCAAATTCAAACTTTAATAATACGGTAATCGGAGCTAGAGTGAATTTACCACCCGGAATCACAAACTCGATTATAATTGCCAATGGCTCTGGTCAACAAAGAATTAATGTGAATTCACAGGGTTACTTTGGTGTTGGTACACAATCACCCTCAGCGATGTTGACAGTCAATAAACAAACTGGTGATACAAATACTACTTTAGTAAATTTCACCTCTGACTCACAGGGTATATTGTTACCAAGACTCACGACCGCTCAAATACTAGCAATTTCGAGTCCCGCCGATGGACTGACGGTATATAATACTGATCAAGAAACACTCAATTTTTATAGAGGTACGACCGCTACTTGGAGTAGAGTAACTTATACATCTATCTAAATTTTTGAAATTTCAAAGGAGAGACATGAGGTTGTAATATATATTTTAATAAAAAATATTACAACTTTATGTCTGATCAAAATAAAGCACAACTTTCCGAAGAAGAATATCTTAGAAAACATCTCGAAGGAATCGAAAATAAAACAACTCAGCAAACATATCAACAACCACAAAATTCCGTACAAGTAGAAAATACAAGAACTTCAGAACTACAATATTTTGCTTTTGATGTTAAAGAATTTCCTTGTGGCATATTCTACCCAGCAGGAACTACAATTCAAGTCAGACCAGCCCAAGTAAAAGAAATTCAAGCGTATTCGATGGTCGATGATAATAATTTCTACGATATTGTTGAAAAAATGAATGATATGCTTGCTGCTTGTGTTAGAGTTAAATATTTAGATGGTAGAATAGGAAGTTATATTGAAATTCGTGACCCAGACAGATATTACCTAATTTTCCTAATCAGAGAACTTACCTTCCAACAAGGTTCTTCTCTTACTACTAAGACAACTTGTACTTGTAATAGCGAAATCCAAGTAGAACTTAAAAGAGAAAACTTTATAAAGTTTGAAATTGATCAAAAGATTGTAAAATACTTTGACCCACAAAGTTATTCTTTTAAATTTACACTTAAAAATGGTAAATCTTACCATCTTGCACCACCAACAATTGGTTTACAAAAAAGTTTCACAGAGTATATTATTCAAGAAAACTCAGAGAAAAGAAAACCAAATCTTTCATTCTTGAAAATTATTCCTTTCTTATTATATGATAGAACATCAATTACTTTGGATGGAATTAAATCTAAATTAGCAGAATACGACAAAATGGATGATATTTCTTTCCAATTCTTGAACTCAGCAGTCGATAAGATGAGTTTTGGTATCGAGAAATTGGTTAAAAAATGTTCGTGTGGCCTGGAGGTACACACGGATATGATCTTTCCCGACGGACCGTCAGCTATTTTCGTTGTTCATGACGCATTTGACCAATTTATTGAAGAATAAACTATTACTTCAAAAAAACTATCATCTACAAGAATCCGCAATAGATAGTTGGCCATTCTGGATGCTTGAAGAAAACATCAAAATTGTTAATGAGATAACAGAAGAAGAAGAAAAACAAAAGAAGAAACAAGAAGAAGACCAAGGTAAAAATACACCAAACTTCAATCCAAACTCTTACATGAGTTCGATGAATAGTATGATGAATAAATTTAAATAATATCTAAAAAAATCCAATCAAATGATTGGATTTTTATTTTCCCAAATAAATTTGTAATTACCAGAGTCATATATTTTGTAATATTTATTCTTTCTCATAATCTCAGACTCAGACAAAGAACTGTTTTCTCCATTTCTAACTAAAATATCTTTTCTAAAGGAAAATCTGTTGTATCTAACTCCATTTTTTATGTAATAATAATTAGGAGCAGTCTCAGAATCAAATCTAAAACCTAACCTATAATAAATACTACCGGATGACCAAGATTTATCAGCATAACTAATTATTTTATTTGGACAAATATTCTTAATAAAAAAATTCAACATCTTAGATGCTCCACCAACAATAGTATATCCATTTTTGTTACAAAACCTCAATAACTCATAAGTTCCACTCTCACTTTTTTGACCGAGTGCTTTTCTAAGACCACCAAAAGACATAACACCGTATAAATCATTATTGTAATAAATTCCTATTCTGTATTTTGATACTACATAACCCTGTAGATGGTTTTCTTCTATAAACTTTACATACTCGTCATTACTAATAAATGAAACTTTACAATTTCTTCCGTGAACTCTTTTACTGTTTCCAAGAAGATTAGATATTCTTGACAAAACTATATTTCTCTTTGATATGAAGAAATCTTCCCAAATATGAATTAGTTTTATACCATTCTCACTACACATTTTAGTCTTGTTAAAATGATATTTTTTATCTTTGAATTCATCTGAATGCCAGTACACACCGTTATATTCAAATGCTATTTTTAACTCTGGTAAATATATATCTAACTCAAATCCTAAATGTCTATCATTTGATTTTATAGGACCGTTATAAATCGATTTAATAAAATCCAAAATTATCTCCTGTGAATTAGATGTGTTGTCAATTTTATTACATATTGTACAAATTGTGTTTTGATTTCGTATTCTATCATTAAGAGTGTTTTTATGTATGGCAAAAACTTCACCACAATTAAAACATTCAAACTGATAATTAGATGATTTGACTGATACTAATTTAATATCAAACATTTCTATTTTTTTATTAAGATTTTCAAATATTTGAAGTGATCTTTTATAGTTCATTTCACTTGACTTTTGAACCATTTTTTCTGAAAGTAAACTCTTAACCTCATCTCTTTGTGAATTATACTCAACACCATAATTCAACAACATAGTATTTTTCTTTTTATCCTTTGTGTCTAATAATTTTGAGATGTTTGATACACCATACTTTTCAGTTATTAGTTTATCAAACTTATCCTTTATCATCTCGGATTTCATTGGATTATCAACACCATATTTTTGAATACAAGTATTTTTTTTCTTATCGATAG